TTTCTTTACTTCCCGCAGCTCATATGTTGCTTCCTGCATTGCTTGCTGGGCTTCTACAAGCTTATCGCCATCACCTGAGTCATACGCCTCGCGGTAGGCTTTCTTAGCAGCGTCTAGGCGTAACTCGGCAGCGTTAGTAGCAGTTGCTGCGTATTCTACTTCCCCAGCGGCATATTGTTTCTTTAGCCGTTGATTTTCTTCAGTGACCCGACGAGCGTAGTCAATAGCCTCTTGCTGCTCACGATACGCAGCTTCTTTAGCCCTACGCTCGTCGTGCCAGACTTTTTTCATCTGCTTGAGGCGAACTTTGACTTTATCAGAGTATTCCTCTAAATCGTCTTTATCCAAATCATCAACCAACTCTTTAGGCATTGGTTCACGACCCCGGTCCTCGGGAGGTGTATCGTCTTCAATCTCAATGTCAATTTCAACATCGCCGCCTTTGGCGAGCTTGTTGTCATCAATTTCATCGGGGAACTTATATTCGTTTTGGTCCATGTTTTTTCCTTATTTGCGCTTAATGCCGCGAGGGTCATCAACTGTACCCTCAACCGTATCATCGTTGATCATGCGAAATTCACGCCCGTGAATCACTAACCGGCTACCTGAATTGGGGCGTACTAAAATAAAATCACCTTTTTTACACCAAGGACCTGACGGGAACTTATTTGGGTCTTTGTAGCAGTCGGGACCAAGGTCAACCACAAATAAAACTGTAGTTAATACCTCTTCAATGTGCATAGTCTCGCCAGCTTTTGCCAGCCCACTGTCGTACATTTTGTCTACTTCTGGGATAGCACACAAAATATGATACCCAGATGGTCTAGGTAACTGACTTGCTTTTTCGTCGGCGGTGGCCTCAGAACTGTATACACCTACTATTTGTGGATTATTGGGGTTTGAGCCAATAAGGATTTCACTCATCAGAATGCTCCATGCGTTGTTTAAGGTCTAGGGTGTAACCCCGCGCAGTGAGAAGACCTTTAATCTCACCGCACAGTCTTTTGTACTCTTCAAATGTTTCGGCTTTACCTGTGCCTACATACTCAAAGAGTTGTTTTACTTTGTCATCAATTTCTTTAGCAATGACTTCAAATGCATCCATCATTCACCTCTTGTCGGTTTGTTGCGGTTGTTTTGTTGAGCCGCAATTTGCTGCTTTTGTACTTCAATCTGTGTACGTTTTTGTTCAGCGTCTAACCCTAAGCGAATAGACTCAAGTGTTTGACTAGAGTCCAGTGTTTTACGATCATGTTCCGCTTGCAATCCTATACGCACACCTTCAGCTTTTGCTTGGTTATCTACACGTTCCTTATCTATCTGTAATTGCGCTTGTTTAAGTTGCGCATCTGTCTGATCTTTTTGAGTCTTACGCTGCAACTCTTGTTGTTTAAGTTGCAACTCTTGTTGCTGCATTTGGATCAACGGGTCTTGGGCTTGTTGTTGCGCCTGTTGTTGTGCAGCTTCAGTTTGGTTCATCTGTAATAGACGTTGTGCTGCCTGAGCCAACATAGGAGCTAAACGAGCTTCAACTTCTGGGTCCATATTTACATCTTCGCCAGCCTCATCTTTCTGAGGTGGTAAGTTCATGCCAAGTTGTTGCTCAACTTGTTTACGGTACTCAAACCCTAAATGCTCGTTAACGTGCGACATCATCGCAGCTTGCAACTGCGGAGCCATAGGATTGTTCTGTAACAGTGCAACGATTTTTGGGTCTTGCATTGCTGACATATGCACCGCGATGTGAGCCTGATGGTCTTGATACATGAACGCTTTTACAGGCTTCATCATTAGCACGTTTTGATTCTCAGTCACTGGGTCTGTCGGTTTCTGATCCTCATCCATCGGAATTAATTTATTAGCGTTCTTTATACCTAATACATCTAACATCTGACGATGTAACAACGGCATGTTGTACATCTGTGGTGCTTGCATAGCTAGCTGTAAAACGGCCTGATACTGGACGATTTTCTGCGCCATTGTCGAGGCATTAGGATCACTGACAGGAATAACGTCAACATTATCGTAGTCAGATTTTTTAGCCTTGCGACTACCTTCTGTGGGTTCATAGTTATAGTCTTCAGGCGTGTAATCAGCGATGATCTTTTTAAGTAGCCCCAACTCTTGTTTCATTGAGTAGTGGACCCGTGCCTGAATAGCACTCATCACTTTCAAAGTTCTTTCAAGAATCGCCAGCGTTGTACCAACTGGGGCTTGTGAACTCATATCACTAACTTGTAAGTCAGCAGTGTTTGCAAACCTACGACCTTCTTCCACAATCTGGTTCATCAGAGCCAGCAACACTTGACTTGGCTCTTTGTAGGGCAATGGTAAGATGTTGTCCCTCATTGTGCCGCTTGGCACATCTACATCTCTAAACTCGCCGGGAGCAATCGGTGTGTCATCACCTTTAATCCGCATTCCACGAGTCTTAAACCCGCCGGGCAAATTACTCAGCGTACCTGCATCGACTAATTGCCGAATAAGCGACGTACCCGACTTCGCAAACGCTCCCACCAAATGAATAAGGCCAAAATAGTAAAACCCAAAGCCCGGAACATAACCGTAGTGAACCAAGTGCTGGCGTTTCTCAAATGTATCATCGTCAGGCTCCCAGTTACGACGAATTGCTAAAACAGTATTACTACCTTTTTCAATCGTGATAATGTACGGTAATGCAATGCCTGTCTTTTCCCCATCATCATCTTTATGTTCATAGCCGTGGAGGTCTAGATTAACTTGCATCTCAAGTAGTTTGTACCGTGCATCTGAGGTCGCCCTAAATCCTAACTTCTCGGCAATCTTCTTTTCCACTTCATCAAGAACATTGTCTGGCTCACCCAAATCCACATCGCAATAAAACCCAGCTACCTGCAACTTACGCATCTCGTTTTCAGTCTTACGCATAACATGCGTGACACGCTCGGCGGTCTGAATATTTGATGCCCCGTAAGGAACCACAATATCTTCTGCTGGTACAAATATAGATACCTGCCGCTCCATGCTTGGGTCGTAGTACACTTTTTTAAACGCATTACCCGACAGACCCAAGCCCCATAGCATGCGCTCATGCTCAGGGCGGTATTCAGTCATTTTGTCCATTAACTGATAGTTCATATCGTCTTGAACACGTAGAGCAGCATCTTTCTTTTCAGGTGTTTCTTTGCCAATAATTTGTGTCTTGACCGGTCCCATAGCAGGGAACGTTGCCATCATTGTCTCAGCTTGAAACTTAACCAGCGCCTCAGTCATCAGTGGGTGATATACACCACACGCACCGGGCCAAGGCTCCATGCGTTCTTCAATCTTTAACCCAAGCAACTCAAGACCATCAACGTAAGTCTGCATCCAATCTTTGCGACTTGACACATCATCTTCGTAGTCACTTACTAGTTCGTTGGCAATTGTTTGAAGCTCACCGTCGTCCATATCCTCAGCCAAGTTTTTACTAAACTCATCTTCAGCTTCTTCGGTTGTAAACTCAAGTATTGGCTCACCATCTAACCCAATGGTTACTGACTCTGGGTTTTCAATCTCAATCTCAAGTGCAGGCTCATCTTGATTCATCTGGTCTAATGCCTCAAGACCTTGGGGAGCTGCATACAAACTTTTTTCAATAGCCATAATAAATCCTTAGTAGTATTCTGTTTTGCGGCGATATTTAAACGCTATGTCATCTTCTGGCTCATCATTCGGCAATCGAATAAAGCCACCTTGTCTGAACCGCATCAGTGCTAGTGTTGTAGAGTCTACCAAGTCATCGTTAGCTCCACTAGGGAAATCGTTGCACTCTTCAACAACCTCTTTAGCCCACCTGCGGTCAGGACACCACACAATCCCAGAGGCAAAAAGGTCTGAAACAGCATTAACTCGACTAATTTTATCTTGTCCTTTGCCCGGTGTGAACTCACCTACCGGCATCCCCATACGCCTTAACTCTTGATAAAGTGCTGCGCCGTTGGACTTTTTCTCAACAATAAACGCATCTGGCTCCCATTCCTTGTATTCTTCAATACAAAGTTTCTTCAATTCTGGAAACTCCATGCGTTTTTTGATGGAATTAAGCAAAATAATGTTGAAATTGTTAGTTTCTTCATTAAAAAATACGCCCCAGACTGTCAAGGCGTTATAGTCAGCCCTATTGTTAGTCTCTTGGGCAGCATCAAGTGCCATAATTGTAAATTCGCAGTGCGGTGGGTCATCTTTATCCCAAATCTGCCACCACTCCCTCTTAATTAGCGCACCTTCCTCAGAAGTTGGCTGCTGCATGTACTGAGCATTCCAATACCTAATATCAATAGCAGCTTTCTTAGATAAAAGCTCGTCTACATCCCAAAACTCAGGCCAAAGCGCCGTGCCATCGTCTTTAATTGCAGGAAACTCCACCACTTCCCACTTATCTACGTCCTCGTTGCGCT